AGACAAAAAGATACTTTAGAAATAGAACGAAGAGAGAAAAATACCTATTACAGTAAAATAATAGGTATAAACACTAAAAAAAATATATAAGCAGATTAATATCAATAATATGATTTATATTAATCATCAAAAGAAGGCAATTTTTATACATATTCCGAAAACAGGTGGTACATATATTGGACCAACATTGGTAAAATATTATGGCTTTATAAGTTTTTTAAATCTTATCGCCAATCGGCGACCCGATCATGACACTATTTGTAAGACACGTTATTTCAAAATGGTTTTAACTGGCAATCCTACATACGACACATCATTTTTCAACAAATTAGTAGGTTTGTTGGTTTATTGCAAAACAAGCGATTATTTCAATGAAGTAATGAATATGACAGAGGAAAAATGGAATACATATACCAAGTTTTGTTTTATACGCAATCCTTATACCAGAGCTTTGTCAGGTTGGAAGCATTTTGACACAATATTCAAATTAAATTCCACATTTTCAGAATATATATCTCAAAATAAATACGATAGTACGGACATAGAATACGGACACATATTTATGAGTCAAAAAACGCAAATACAAGATATAGATGGTAGCTGTGGTGTTGATTTAATAGGTCGATTTGAAAATTTGGAAAATGATTTTATAGATATATTATTTAAATTAGGATTTGACAAGATTTTACATAAACCAAAAAAGGAAAACGTATCAAATAAAACAGGTAGTGAAAATTATGTTTTCGAAAAGTCCGCAATACAAAAAATGAATACATTGTTTGCGGATGATTTGACTTTGTTTCATTATACACATTTACTTGTTTAAAGAAAAAAAGGTGCGAAAGCACCATCTATTTAAGTTTAATTAATTAAGTTAAAATACAAGTTATATACAATAAAATTATGCAATATTTATAAGTGTTTCGTAACAATTTTCGCAGACATCACTATTCATGAAGTTGTCAAACTTCTCACCACACTCCTGGCATTCAACACCGTCTTCATTGTTTCGGTCACTAAGACTAAACTCTTCGTAGTGATCATCGTCATAGTCGAAGTCAATAGCGCCCTTGTTATCAATTTTAATAATTCTACCTCTTGGCGTCATCTCGCCGCTATCATCGTATACAAGGTTTTCAGCCTTTTCTATGTAGTTACTACTATCATAAAACTTGTAATTGTCGCAAACCTTACAATCGGCGCCTCTGAAACACGGATAACAATAGTCGACAGAATATTCTTGACATCTTCGGTTACAGTATTCGTTACCAAACGGAATATCCTTGTTGCCGCAATAATGGCAGCATTTCAAATAGTCTACGGCATCTGAAATACTGAGATTGTGCTCTTTAGCATACTCAATTATCGTCTCGGTATCATAGTCAAAATCTTCTCTGATAATATCGTCTTCCGAACCATTGAGTTTCTTCACGTAATCAGCGCAGATCGCCTCTAATTTGGCGTCGAGGGCTTCTAAGCGTGCGTCCGGTATAAAGCGCGCGTCTGTTTCATCCAAATCAAGCCAAGGAATGACAACCTTGACCTTGCGAAATTCTATTTTAGTATCTAGGTATGGGCTAATATAAGCTCTATTTTCATTAGTGAAATTCTTCTTTTCCAACTCATTTGGCTCGCAAGTGGAACGAGTAAATGGAGAATTGTCTGGGTACATAACAGGAACTGTGTTAAATAATTCACTTGTAAAAGGAGGTTGAGGTCTACCGGTGTGTTTCATTCTCATTGTTGGTGACCAAGGTTCGTCAGCATTCTCATCTCTTGTGCTTGATGTAAACGCGTAATCAGACTGACTTGGAACATAGTCGTCATTGCAACTTCTCATTCTGTAAAATCTTGCGGCAGACATTTTAGTTTAAAGTTAAGTTTAAAGTTTTAAGTTTAAGTTTAAGTTTGAACTTTGATTTAATTATTATTTATACCTTTATATTTTTTGGTTAAAAGTAATTCAATTTTTTTTGAAAATACGAAAAAACTACAACTTCGTAAGAAATACTTAAAATTTATATTTTGAAAAATAAAAAAGTGTGAAACCACACCTTTATTTAATTTAAATTAATTTAATTTTTAAAATATACAGTCGGGCAAAGCCCTTATACAGTCGGGCAAAGCCCTTATACAATAATATATAATTTAAACAAAGTCATATCTCCACTGGCGGTCCGAGTCAAAGTAGTCCACAAGATCTTCAAGGCATTCGTATAACTGACCATATACTTGGAGCTCTTTGAAGCAATCTATCGTCGCTAAAACAGGTGCAAGCTCTGAAAGTTCAATGTCATATGCTGTCAAACTATCGCGGCGCGCGTGGTATTCCCATATTCCACATACTTTACAGTCATCGCCTCGGAAACAATGATACCAATACTCTTCGCAGCGTTCAAAGCATTTTTCCTTACAATATTGATGATTCATTTCGTCAAACATACCATCATCTACTGTTTTGCCACAGCAATGGCAATGTGTTTGATAGTCAATTGATTCCTCAATAGTAAGGTTATGCTTTTCAGCATATTTTATTAATTGGTCTTGTTGTTCTTCAGTATACTGGTCAAGCAATTCTGCGTCGCGTGCGCAATGAGAGCAAAGTAATTTGCTATTATATATAATTTTATCTTGATCTAACATCATATAATTACACTCGTCGCAATAGACAAAATCACATTGGAATTGTCCACTCCTTACAGGAACACGTGAAAATGCGTACTTGGGCTTCTCAATGAGCTTGCCACATACCTGTAATGCGCATTCATTACAATAAGCAGAGAACTTGTCACGGTAACCATAGTATTCATATTCTGAGAAACCGCAATTACAGCAGGTTAAGTAGGGGTCAGGTTTGGAGTCGTCGCATCGACATCGTGTCATTTCCGGAAGCTCGTCAGGTTCTTGTAGAGCGTCAAAGTCAAATCGTAGATCCGGCATATCAGCGAGCGGGTCATACTCACAAGTAAGACGAGTGTCCTTCCACGACTCGTCATTGTCGTTGATATGTAAATCAACTTGTTCAAAGGTTTGATTGGGGTTCATATTAATAGTAATATTGGTTTCGATTTTTAAATCGGGTTGGTTTTATAATTTAATACTTTTACACTAATTCAAAAAAAGTAATTCAATTTTTTATTTTTTTTTAATTTTAAAAAAAAAACTAAAAATTTATTATTTTTTTACGAGAAATTATTACAATTTTTAGAATTTCTTACGAAGTTGTAGTTTTTCTTAAGAAACAAAAAAAATTGAAATGCTTTTTACCAAAAAATATAAAAGTATAAAATAATAATTACACCTAAGTTAAAACTTAAAACTTAAACTAAAATGAGCATTAATCAAGTAGAATCAGTCTTTCAAATGAAGAAAACAATTAATTTACAAGTCGGATGGGACACCGATATTGGCGGATCTAAAGACAAGCCAAACCAGGATAGAAAGATATTAGTCCCGTTTGAAAATAATGACGGATGTTTAATTGGAATGGCAGATGGCCACGGTCCAAGAAGCGAAGAAGTCGCAGATTTATGCGAGAAAATGATGATTGAAATGACAGAAACCAAAATGGACAGAATACTTATAAACCCTGTGGAATTTTTGGAATTTGCGTTTGATTATATTCACGGCGAAATTATAAAGAGTTATAGGTGTGGCACGACATTTAGTCTTATAATTATCTTGGGAAAAAAGATGTGGATAGCAAATGTAGGAGATAGCACCGGTATCTTATGCGCAAAGCATCCTATTTTCAAAAATTCTGACTTAGCGTTTGAAAAGGACGTCGCAATTCCTGAAAAGATGTATGAAACTAAAAAGGCGGACGATGACAAACTGTCAAACTATATTATATTAACAAGTGAGGATCATTCGCCTGAAGATCCAGAGGAATACAAGAGAATGCGCGCATTTAAACCGAGCGAAGAAAACCCGCACCACGCTGAACTACTGTGTGTATATGACAAACAAAGAATGACAAAATCATTGTGTCCTCAAGTATTTAACATATCAGAAGACGGCACTCCGACCGTAAGACCAGATGACGAGTCTTTTGAGTATTATGTTAAGAATGTGAGAAGTGAAAAGGCTACATATGTATGTGGCAGACACGGTGAAAATGCGTTGGCGGGAACGCGTTCATTAGGTGATATAGAATTACATAATTTAGGCCTTACTCATAAACCAATAATACGTTCGATGGATTTGAATAAGGTATTTATGGATTTGAGGGCTCAAGTGTCAGCAGCAGCGACAGAAGAAGACCCAGACCCAGTGACAGTTTGCGTCGTTTTGTGCACAGACGGTGTCTGGGATAACTGGATATATGACCACGTCCAAAAGTTCGTGATGGATAAGAGCTGTTTGAAGGCGATCGAAAAGGACAAGATATTGGGGGCGCAAAGAGTTTGTAAGTCGTTTATGTTGAGAAACCAAGCGGCAGGGAAAAAGCATTTCGGCAGTGGTTCCGATAACGCAACAGGTATTGTTTTGTATATAACCGAAGTATAAGAGCATTAGCTCGACTGTATAAGAGCATTAGCTCGACTGTATAAGAGCATTAGCTCGACTGTATAAGAGCATTAGCTCGACTGTATAAGAGCATTAGCTCGACTGTATAAAGAGCATTAGCTCGACTGTATTTTGTATATATTGTATTTTAATTTAATTTAATTTAATAAACAATAAAGATTAGGATTTCCTAATTTTTTTACTTTTAGACCTCTTATTATATTTTTTTGTTCTTGATTTTCTATTATATTTTTTACTTTTAGATTTCTTAGATTTTCCACCTAGTCGTGGTGGCGGGCGGAGGCGCGCAAACGCAATATTCATCGCATCGTCTAAATCAATACTTTTATTGTGTATAATTCCAACAATAGTGTCAACAAGTTCATATTTATTTTTATCGAATCTTGGGTTTTGATTAATAAAAAAGCTAATACGAAATGCCAAATCTTCTGCTAATTCTTTGTTTAGTGTTTCATCTGGATTCATTGTTTTAATCAGGCAATCGGCAACTAATTTAGGATTTATAACCCAATCTTCTGGTTGGCCTCCATTCGTAATAATATCTTTTGTCAAAGAAACTATTGTAATTGCTAATTTTTCGTTTATTATTCCATCGCGATTTATTGTTTTAAGAATGCAATAAGTGACTAAATCAGGGGTTATAACTTTATCTTCTTCAACGTGTTCAAAGAAAATTTTTGTAAAAGAATTTATTTCTTTTGCTAAAACCACTGCTTTATCAGCGAAACTGGATAATCCTTTGACTTCACCGCCGTTACTTTCACCATCCCACCCAGAAACTGCAGTAAGAGTTAATTTTGCTAGATCTTCCGAACATTCTGCTTGTATAGCAATATAATTAATAATTTCCATAGGATTATCGCTACCTTCCATAGACCCTTTATCAGACATTTATATATAATATTTATTTATAAAAAAAATGAAATACAAAAATTATATACGATTAAACGTATAATACAAAAGAACCCGAATGTCGCAATTTAATAACACTTCTGCAAACGCAAGAGAAATAGACAATATTATAGGAAGACCTTATCATATTAACGAGCTTCCTAAGCATATAATAGAGTCAAGCCAGTTTGAAACCTGGCAAAATTTACTTACAGGCGAACAATATTTCTATATTAAAGATGAAATATTTGTTCAAGATTTAACCATTAGGTCACAAGCAGATTTTGACCGAATTATAGAAGCGGATTATGAGCTCGGCTTTAACCAAGACGCAAGAAAAGAAATATTAAAAAATATGGATAAGTACTGGAACGAAGACCCAAATTCATCGCCAATACAGCTGCCAAAAGAGGATTATTCGTTTTTCGCAAACCAAGTCCTTACACTTTTCAAAGAAATTGACGAGATGGCACTGGTAACTTGTATGAAAAAAGGCTATATTGAATTATTTAATTATATTTATGAGAGGGAAGATGGTAATATTAATAGAGACAAAACATTTAATGCCTACGCATTGCTTCATTACGCATTTAGAAATGGTCGCATTGAAATGATAAAACGCGGTATTGAAATTGGTTTACAAGTAAAGGATATCTTTATAAAGTCAGCAATAGATAGCGGTGACATAGAAGTTTTTAAGTTATTATTTAATTATCATTTTGAACTGGTAATCAATTTCAATGGTTTATCAGATGTTTGTAAATATGCGCCACCGGAAATGTTCAAGATATTCTTGGATTATTATATTAATAAACTTCGCAGCCAACCGTCAAATTTATTATTACACGCAGTCAAAAACACCGCCAATTTAAAAGAATTAGTACTGAATAATGATATACTGCTTTCGAAGTTTTGGGGTAAAAAATTCGCATATGAATTATTGGATGAATGTATAATGTACTCGGTAGACCAAGAAGCTGTCGTATTCATTGAACATCATTTTGAAACTACGATAAGGGAATTCAAATATTATTATAATAACAATCACTCAAAACACCATTACATTAGTAGTAATGTATTATACAATGACAATTTAGAATTGTATAATTATTTGTATAATAATGGTTTCAAAGTAGATAACGAAATATTGAATCACGTAATAAAACATCGTAATCGTAGAATTACGCCGGGGCTTGTTAGAAAACATATTGCTGAGCAAGAACAATGGGAAGAATAAGAAGCTATAAAAAATAAAAATAAGATAAATTTTGAATAAATTTTTTTCCAAAAAAATTGAAATCCTTTCTAACAAATTTTATAAATTATAAAAACAAAATAAAATCACCATATTTAAAAATGATGTCATATAGAGATATAGCAAGTAAAAATGTATTTGGTTTTATACCAATAGAGAGAAAAGAAGTCTTAGAAGAAGCAAAAGAAGAATCAAAAGAAGAAGAAATAACTTGCCAATATTGTGGCGACGGTATCGATTATTGGGAAGACGATTACTGCGAATACGAGGAGTATACAATGTGTATAAAATGTTTCTGTACTTGTATGGAGTGCGGTAAACACAATGAAGCGAAATATGTTGACACATTAAACGGTTCCAATATTAGCCGTCCAATTTGCGAAGATTGTCGTAATATAACCCCAATTGATATAATGCCGTCGATAGACTGGATAAAAAATTCAAAACAAAAATTCTTTATTACGGGAAAAAATAAGAGTCATCAAGGTCCTTTTAATATATCTAATTGGCTTTCTGATAAACTATGTGTAGGTGGGTATCCAAAAAACAAATTTGAGTTAAATACGTTATTGACTGCCGGAATAACTACATTTGTCTGCTTAAATGAGCCATCTGAGAAAGACAGAAGTTATAAATATGAAAAAGATTTTCCAAAGGATAAAAATTGTTTATTTATTAATGAACCGATTGAAGATATGAAAATTACATCTGATATCAAAGTTCGCGCATTATGTGAAAATGTTGTTAAAAAAATACGCAGCGGTGAAAAGGTGTATGTACATTGCCGAGGAGGACACGGAAGAACAGGGACGATTGCCGCAATTGTGTTATATATGTTGTACAAATTATCAATACAACAAATATATGATTATCTACAGTATTCGCACGACCAGCGTATCGGAAATTATTTTGGTCCTTGTTTTTGGACGATGGTTTTAGACCAAACCGAACCGCAAAAACATTGCTTTGCTTTAGGACAGGTCCCGACACCTCAAGCAAGTTGTCAAAGGCGACAAGTAGAAAAGATTATCAACGATATTATTAAAAAAAATAAAAAATAAAAAATAAAAAATAATTAATTTGTAAAACGAATATAAAGAAACAATATCAATATAATTAATTAGCACAAATGAATACACGCTTAACCGAATTTCAACGCGTAAATGGGGATGAAGATAATTTATTGCCTTTATATATTACAAATGAAACAAAAGAACCAAAAGAACCAAATAAAAATATAATTAGTAAACGAACTGCTACACTAATAACAATAGGACTATTATGTTTTTTTGTCACATCGGTTTCGATATACGATTTTATACAAAGTAGAAAAATGCCACATATATTAACTGATGATTGTAATACGTATGACGAATTAATGTATATGGAAGATTGTATATATAAAAATAAAATATTTAATCCAAATTAATCCAATTTATTTTCTGTTCTTCTGTGTAGTTTTTCTAAATGTAACAAATTTTTTGCCTTTACATTTGAACTTCCCTCTGGTGAATCCTTTCCTATTAATAACCGTTTTAGTACATATACCAATAGACCGAGACTCATTTTTATCATCAACTTTCTTTATACATCGGCAAAGCTTAGTGGCTAATATTTTTTCAGCCTCCATTTTCAAAAGTCTTTTAGAACGCGGTATAGGTAATTCATAAAATTCCAATATTTTTTTATAATCAGTATCATTTATTTCAGACATATTTATAGTTATATAGTATTTACAAATATTTTAAATATTATTTATAAATTCTCCTATAAAACATTCTAACAATAGTTAAAATTTATTGTAAAATCTAAAACCTCAATATATATATAATAATGAAAATTGTTGTGTTTGATTTAGACGAAACACTTGGTTATTTTACAGAATTGGGTATGTTTTGGGATTGTTTAAAACAATATTTAAAACAAGAAAGTAAACCCAGTCTTACCCAAACAGACTTTAATGATGTTTTAGACTTATTTCCCGAGTTTTTGAGGCCGAATATAATAAATATCCTAACCTACTTAAAGAAAAAGAAGGAATCGAAATGTTGTCATAAGATGATGATATATACAAATAATACTGGGCCTCCTGAATGGGCGCACCATATTATATCATACTTTGAAAGCAAAATCAAATATAAGTTGATAGACCAGTTAATTGCCGCTTTTAAAATAAATGGACAACAAGTAGAAATATGTAGAACTACACATAATAAAACACATAATGATTTAATAAGGTGTACAAAAATACCAGCTAATACCGAAATCTGTTTTTTAGATGATATGTTTCATCCTGGTATGGTAAATGAAAATATATATTATATAAATATTAAACCTTACTACTATGATTTAAAATTTAATGAGATGATTCACAAATTTATGAATAGTGATTGTGGTAAGAAAATGATTAGTGACAATGATAATTTTGAGAAGATAATGAATGTTGAATTTAAACGTTACAACTATAAATGTTTAGATAAAAATTTAAAAGAATACGAAATTGACAAAGTTTTAGGAAAACAAATTATGACGCATTTACAGGAGTTTTTTAATAAGTCTTCAAAAAATAAAACACATAGAAATACAATAAAAAAAAATAGGACGAGGCGAAAATATTAAACATTATTAAAAAATTTCTGTTTTATTTTGGTCACAATGTCGACTTCAATAAACTTTGCGTATTGATTTAACGCAGTCGACGCTAAAATAAGTAATCCAGCATTGAATGATATTTTAGCATCTAAACTCGTAAATTGAATCTTACTTCTAAACGGGTTGAATCGCCATATTAAAAACAAACAAATATAAATTTTAAGGTAGTAATCTAATGTTGACAAATATTCTGGTGCTTTTTGAGAGAAGCCAAACAATGTAACAATTAATAAAATAAATGCTATTGTTATTACAAAATCAAATGTTTTTTCTTGGAAAATTATAAAGGGGTAATTTTCAAACATCTTTTATATAATATAAAAGTAAAAATAAAAAATATATATATTAAATATATAAAATGAATAATTGTAATCAACTCAATGTTTCCAAAATACACGAAGAAACGAATACGCGAATATACGACCGAAATATACCATCTCAAATGTTACAACCATATATAGATGTGCGACCTGTTATGACAAAATATTCGTATTTTCCAATTGTCGATCCCAGAAAAAATAACAGTGTGCCTTTAAAAGTACAGCCAACATTTAACCCTCACACCGTATTTAACCCTGGCAACACTACATCACCTTGGTCTGGTTTTGCTTCTAATGTAAATACGGAATCTGAATTAAGAAACCAAATTTACGCTTTACAAAAGTGCAGTCAATCAGTATATGTGCCTTCCAGCAAAAGTGATTTGTATAATTATGGTTTCACACCAAAGCCAACACCTCAATCTCATTCTTTGTTATTTGAGAAGGATTCATTTTCGCAATTTAACCCGAACCCTGACTCGAAAACAGTCGGCTCTGAAATGTTTTTCAACTCTACAAGGGTTCAAGTGCGAGATATGACAAAACAAACTTGTTAAACGCGACGTGATTTTCTTCGTTTCCTACTTTTTCTTTTATTTTTAGAAAAGTATTTTCTTGTTCTTTTTTTACCACCCATAATACCGTGTAAACCAGCCCACGAATCTTCTGGTTCGTCTTCTTCATCACTATCATCATCGTTATTATATGGAACCGCATGAACCGGAGGAGGAGCAGCATTAACAGCAGCTGCTGCAGCTGGATTACGAGTATAGACTGGTCTATTTAAATATGTAAAATTTGGTATAATTTGATACTCCATTATAAAATATATGGCTAAAATAAAAAGATTAGCGTATAAAATTAATTATATATTTTTAAAGTAAAATATATAATATGTCCCAAGCCTTTGTAGACCAAGTCACTTTAGATTGTTTATTAAATAAATCATTGTTTAATACTCAAGTTAAAAACAAGAAAGCTCAGTCGGTTAACAAGGAAGATAAGAAGTTTTACAAAAAACGAATATACAGTTTGTTTAAAGAAATGTTAATCAATAAAGCTGAACCGGAAGATTTGTTTCCTGACGTGAAATATGCTTATGACAATTTTATTAACGCGTCAATCAATTATTTTAAAACAATTGACAATACTGATTTGTTACAAGAAGAATATAAAACTTTAGACGAAGCTGCTTTGGAAAATATTAACGCCATTCCTGAATTAGGCGACGATATTGCTGTCGAAGAAGCAGATAAACTTATGATGCGTTCAATTAAAATTAAAACGCCATCTTTAGACAAATATGTGAAACGGAAAAGTACAAAACCAGAAGAGAAGCTGATACTACCAAAACAAAAAGAAGTTAATCTGATGGATCCTGAATTAAAAGTAAAGGGTATACAAAGTAATAGTAATAATAGTAATAATAGTAGTAATAATATTAATATAAAAAAGAAAAATATCACTAATAAATATGATGAACTCATTAACACGAAAAAGGAAAATAAAGAAACAATTGACAAAAATGAAATCCAGAATAAATAAAACCAGAAAACCAATAAGAAACCAAATTGGCTCAGCTAAAAAGGGTAAATCCAAATCAAAGCTACAAAAGGTCAATTGTAGTCCTAAACAAAAAAACGAGATTAATGGTTTTAGTTGTTATACAGACAAGTCATTATATAAATTAAGAGATTTATGGAATTCGAGACACCCTGATGTCAAAATTAACACAAATGATACAAAGGAAATACACCGATTGTTAACCGAGTATTTGAGTGATGTATGTAATAAAGAATCGTGTTGGATAAAGCAACAAAAGGAATTTGGCAAGTTGAGTAGTGAAATGACGGATTCTTTTGCCCCTGTATCACCAGAAGAATGGAAAAAGAATCCAAATGAGTGGTTATCAAGTGTCGACATAATGAAAGTAATGAAACAGTACGAAAAAGCATATAAATGTTTTGATTTTATAGGTCCGACACCAATTGATTTCGATACGAGAAAAATGTATGGTGAATGCGTTTGGGAAGAATTATGTAATTTTAATTTAGCACAGCAAATCAAAGATGGTAAGACCAAAATAGGTATTATATTTAACA